GGGCAGGTGCATAATTATGGCTTTTACACCTTTGGAGATATTGAAATTCAATCTTCAAGAAAAAGAGTATCCATACTTTGATGATGATGACTTACAGCTCTTATTGGATAAAAATGATGGTAATGTACAGGCTGCAAGTTACGAAGGTTGCCTGAAAAAGGCTGCTGCAGATGATAATTTAGAAATATCAGGTATAAAGTTGAGCTCTAATAGAGAATACTGGCTTACACTTGCAAAACAATTTAAACCAGCACCGAATTATATTATCAGCATGAATAGAGCTGATGGACAATGAAATGGGATGAAACAAGAAAGCAGAAAATAAGAAACCAGCTTGTAAAAAAAGTAACGCCTTTCATGAAAGAAGTAATAGTTCTTAGGGCCGGCAAAAATGTATTTGGAGAATATGAAGAGGACCAATATGTGTGTAAAGTTAAAGGGTATTACCATATAGGAAGTACCTCTATCAATATAGTTAACAATAGCACAGAAGCTGCTAATCTAAATAGAGACTATCAGGATAGAATTTTACTGATAGTAGATGACGAGGTTAAGAAAATAAAAGAGCATGATTATTTTACTTTGGATAGTTCCAAATATGAAATAATTGATAAGGGCAATATTGAAGATATTGTCTGGGATACTTATTTAAAGAGAAAGGAGTGAGGAATATGCCTGGTTTTAAATTTGATGCAACCGATCTATTGGATAAACTTGCTAAAAACGGTGAAGTGAACAGAAAAATGAAAGCTGCTGCAGGTGTTTATTGCGATAGTGCAGGAAAAAAGATGGCAGGAGAAGCGAAGAAAAATGCGAAGTGGACTGACAGGACAGGAAATGCAAGACAGACAATTGATGGCGGATTTAAATGGCAAGATGAAGATAAGTGTGCTGCTTATGTAGCTGGGAATATGGACTATTCGCCATATCTTGAATTGGCACATGCTAAGGGTACAAGTGGAGATGCCGGTGTAAGTATGGAAGTTGCCCCTTCCTTTGAACAACTAGAACTGGGGAATGAGGGCAAATATGCAGTATTAAGACCAACAGTTAGAAAACTTACTCCTGAATTTGTAAATGGTATGGCTAAACTTTTGAAATAGGTGATTATATGGCAGAAGCTAATTTTAAATATGCAATTCAGGGAGATGTATTACAAAATTATATAAACGGAACATACAAGCCACGTACCGTATGGGAACGTGTTTTTTTATTGTTAAAAAGTAAAGGAATAGATGTATATTCCCCAGGACAACATCAAGGGAAATGTACATCTCCTTATGTTGTTGTAAAAAATACTGGAACGATAGGATTTCAAGGCAGCAATCAAATAGGGTCACAGAGTTTAGATATTATGGTATATTGTCCTGCAACAAATTATTCAAATTTAGAGCCTTTTACAACACAGATTCAAGATTTTCTAAGAGAATTGAGGGAGTATATAAGACCTACAGGTAATATAACTTCTGTGGTTTTAGACAATACAGTAAATGGATACACACAAGCTTTGGAATACCAAACATTCCAGAGATTAAGGAGGTAAAAAGAATGTCAGATGTAACAACTTCTACAGAAAGTATGCCTATTGCGAATATCGCACTGGGCGAAATTATAAATGAAATTACAGGCGAATCTTTTATATTTGATACTGCTGAAAAAGCAGATATTAAACCGGATTTAAGTAAAGGGAAAGAAGATATACTTAGAGTCAAAAACAGAATAATCGCCATAAATAGAACAGATGACATATGTATAGGATACAATATTAAACTTACAGATAATACATTTTCTCCTGAAACTATGGTATTAGTGGATGGCGGTACTACAACTTCAACAGGATATGAGGGTGCAGAAGTAGGCAAAGCAGTAAAAAAGATTCCGTATACTTTGAATTTATACAGTGAAGAGAAGGACTACGATTCTTCAACGGTTCGATATGTAAAATTTAGCTTTAGACATAATAAAGGAACACCAGTAGAATATAAATTTGAGGATGGTAAATTTTATGTGCCTGAATTTGAAAGTACAAGCAGACCTAAAAAAGGAGAGAAACCTATTTATATAACTTATACAGATACCCTGCCTAATGGTGAAACGAGTGATGGAGGTTCTAGTGCAACTGTGCCTAATCCGCCAACACCTACATCACCGGATTCAAGTACGGGTACACCAGGAGTCACTATAACCTCTGATTGTAGAGTAACGTGGACTTTTGCTGATGCTGTACTTGACGCAGATGTAACATCTGCTAACTTTAAAGTTACTAAAAAATCTGATGGTACAGCTGTATCTGGTAATGTAACTATGGATACAGCAAAGAAAGTGATTACTTTTGTACCAACTAGTATAGCAGCAGGAGTAACTTATGAAGCTACCGCGGAATCAGTTAGAAAGGCAGATGGCAGTGGAAATACAACCGCAGTAACAGTTGAATTTAGTACGATTTAATTATGGATAAAATACTTTATGTAGAAATGGGAGGATTATTTAAAATGGATGAATTTAAGGTTATTAGTTTGGAGGAGTTAAAGAATCAGGGGAGTGAAATAATAGAGTTATCTCCTTTTACAGGTAGTAAGGCTATAAACGTAAGAGTAAAGAGACTTTCAATCTTAGGATTGTGTGAAAAAGGGGAAATACCCAATCAACTCTTAGGAGTTGCGAGAAAATTATTTTACCAAGATAAAATAGAACAAATTGACCTAAAGGAATACGGAAAGGTCATAGATATAGTTTGTAAAAATACTTTGGCTGAGCCTAGTATAGAGCAATTAAAAGAAATAGAATTGGAACTTACAGATGAACAAAAATTTGAATTGTGGGCATATAGCCAGCGAGGGGTGGAAGGTTTAAAATCCTTTCGTAAAGTCGCAAAGGGTGCTATCGATAATAGTAATGGCAAAGATGTACAAGTTAAGACCAAGCCAAATTTTAAGCATAAAAGGTGATTATGAAGCTTTTTGTTTTGATGAGGCTTGCGATTATATATTAAGTGAACTTTCCAAAGAAAAGCCAAAAACCCCTAAATGGGAAGATAAAAAGCAGGATGTAAGGGGAAAGAAATCCATGGAGGATAATAAATCAACTATAGAATGGATGATAAAACACAATAAACCCCTTTAAGATTAGCTAAATATGGACAAAATATGAATAATATTGCTATAATATAGTAAAATGTTACAATGAAGGACGAAATTAGTTTTAAGGGGGATATTGTTTTGATTAAATGGGTCTTTTCTCTTGCTGGCATTGTGTTCTTAATATTATTTATAATTTCTATGGTCAAGCCTATATTATTTAAAAAAAGATGGCAAGCTGGTGTTGTATATGGTTTAGCAGCTATTTTATATCTTGTGCTTACTGGTTTAATGCTTTATTCTGAATATACTGTAGCCACTACAAGTAGTAGCAGCAATAATAGTAGTAAAACTTCTCAAATATCTACAAATACCAAGGATAGCAACACATCTGGTACTAGCAGTACGGATAGTAACGATCCTAAAAAGAAACAATATGTAGATGCAAATGGAAATGGACTTATAAAAGGCAACAGTAGTAAGATTTATCATGTCCCAGGTTCAACGTATTATGATAGGACAACCATAGATGATACAGAGGCATGGTTTAAAACTGTAGAAGAAGCAGAAGCAGCAGGATATAGAGCACCAAAGAGATAGAAAATTAAAAAAGTATATTTAGGCACTTACTAAGTAAAAATTAGTAAGTGCTTTTGTTGTGTCTAAAAAGGGAGGTGAGAGTTTGGCAATAGATGCAGGAACCGTAGTTGCTTTTATGGAATTAGATACCTCTCGATTTACAAGTGGACTAAGTAGTGCAGGGCAACAGATGAGACAATTTATGGATTCCAGCAACTCCGCAGAAACAAGAATGCAAAGTTTAGGTGGAGCAATGCAAAGTACGGGTAGTGTTGCAACTAAGGCTGTGACACTGCCTTTAGTTGGAATAGGTGCAGCTGCAGTAAAAACATCTATGGATTTTGGCGCTCAAATGTCGTCTGTACAAGCTATTTCGGGAGCTACCGGAAATGAATTCAATAAATTAAGAGAACAGGCTATAGAACTTGGAGCTGATACAGCATTTAGTGCTACAGAAGCTGCTGAAGGACAAGAAAATTTGGCTTCTGCTGGATTTAAAACTAGTGAAATACTGGAAGCTATGCCCGGAATGCTGGATTTGGCAGCTGCGGGAAACGTTGATATAGCAACTGCATCCGATATAGCAGGAAGTTCTCTTAGGGGTTTTGGGCTGGAGGCAAGTCAAGCTACACATGTTGCGGATGTATTGGCGAAAGCCGCAGCAGACACTAATGCAGGTATAACCGATACAGGAGAAGCTATGAAGTATATAGCTCCAGTAGCTAATGCATTAGGAATTTCTTTTGAAGATACTACTGCAGCTATAGGATTATTGAGTAATGCTGGAATAAAAGGCTCGCAAGCAGGAACTACACTTAGAAGTGCTTTGACTAATTTGGCAAGCCCTACTGATGCAGCAGCACAGCTTATGGAACAATTGGGAATGAATTTCTTTGATGCCCAAGGTAAAATGCTTCCTTTAGGAGATGTTATACAGCAATTAAAGGATAAAACTTCTGGACTTACGCAACAACAAAAAGCCAGTGCTATGCAAACTCTTTTCGGGAAAGAAGCTATGTCTGGTATGCTTGCTCTGGTGGATCAAGGACCAGAGAAATTTAATGAACTTGAAAAAGGACTTAAAAATTGTGACGGTGCTGGAAAGGAAATGGCTAGTACCATGCAAGATAACCTCAAGGGTGCTATTGAAGGTATGAAAGGCTCTATAGAAACTATGGGCATAAGAATAGGAGATGTTTTGGCACCTGGCATAAGAAAGGCTGCGGATTTTATAGGTAAGCTGGCTGATGGATTCTCTAATTTGCCAAGACCTATTCAGACATTTATTGTTTATCTTGGGCTTGCAGCAGCAGCTTTCGGACCAGTTATGATCATATTCGGTAAGATTATAACATCGACAGCAACTGTGGTTGGTGCATTGGGGAAAATAGGAACTGCAGTAAGGAGCTTAGGCACAATATTTAGTGGATTAAGAACAGCTACAAGTGCATTTGCAGCATTACCGGGGTTAATCAGTCCACCTGTACTTATTACGATTGGGATAATAGCAGGATTAGGATTGATAATATATGAGGTTATAAAACATTGGGATTCATTTAAAAAATATGCGTCTGCTTTTGGAAATGCTATAAAAAGTATATTTAAAGCTGTAGGAGAGTTTATTGGCTCCGCAGTTAAAGGCTGGGGATTAATATTTGAAGGCTTTAGTAAACTTTTAAAAATGTCTGTGGAAGGCTGGATTATACTATTCAAAGGTTTTGGCGAATTTATTAAAGCAGCAGTGGAAGGCTGGAAACTAATATTTTCTGGACTAGGAAATGCCATGAAAGCTATAGGTAAATTTATTTTCGAAGGGTTATTCGAGGGTATAAGTAGTATGGCAGGAAAGATAAAAGATAAAGTTGCTTCTATAGCAGAATCTATAAGCAGCACATTCAAAAAGGTATTAGGAATACATTCACCTTCTCGAGTTTTTATGCAATTTGCTGGATATATAAGTGAGGGACTTATCGAAGGATTAAGATTAAAAGATAAATATGTTGTAGACAAGGTAGCTGATACTGCAAATGCTATAGCTAGCAAATTTACAAATATATTAGGGATTCGTTCACCTTCTACTGTATTTACGAAATATGGTGAAAATATAGGGGATGGACTTGTAATTGGCTTAAGAAATAAAGAAGCGTTAGTATTAGGAAGCTTTGAAAATCTCACTAGCAATATGTTGAAACAACAAAGTTTTCCTAAAAAAACACAAGAAGAGTTTAAAGCTGATGGATCGATACCTAAAGAAGAAAAACAACCTAAACTTGCTATGCCCATATTATTTATTGATTTTGAATCTAATATAAAAGAAGCTCAAAAAGCTGGAGGTAATATTGCTAAAGCTTATATCGATGGAATAAACGAAGGATTAAAAGATTATCAGTTGCCGACACCTATAAATAAATCATTGGATGATTACAGCAAAAAAGCTACAAATGCTATAGATGGATTAAAAAACACACAACAAACTGAAATATCTACACTGAATACAATAGAAAGTGCTCAGACGAATCTTTTTAGTGGGTGGACTAATGCAGGTAAAGTTCAGATAAGCCAGATGGAGGAGTTAATCCGCAGGCAGAAAGAACTAACGAATATATTGAATACAGTTTCATACAATACAACTCTGATGAGAACCGTGTATGCCTATAAGGTATTATCCGATCAGGCTCGTAATTTTGGTAATGTTGCAACAAATGCCTGGGCAGATGCTAATACTTATGGCTCACAGTATGCTAATAAATTAACTGAAATTGCAAAAGCACATCAAGAGATGTTTAAAGTTGCAGACCCTATTATTAGCAGATTAACATATGGACAAGTAGTACTATGCCATAATGCGGAATCATACCATGATGCATTGCAAAAAATAATACAAGATTTTAACATTTTAACGCCTCTAATGGATAAGTTTGTTAAAGAATCTCATGAGGGTTGGGAAAAACTAATAAGAGATGCAAATATCTACAATAGAGCTTTAATAGTACTTATAGAAACTCATAAAATTTTAAACAAAGTTATGGGTGATAGTATAAATTTATGGATAAGACTGTTAAGGGGCTTTGGAGCGTTTCTCTATTATGCTGTAGAAGGATGGAAGATTATATTAGGCGGACTAGGAATAGCTTTTTACAATGTAGGCAAATTTATTGTAGAAGGATTAATAGGTGGAATAGGTAGTGTATTGGGAAAATTGAAAGCTGCAGTTGGTTCTGTAGCTTCAGTTGTAAAAGAAGGTATAAAGGAAGCACTAGGGATACACTCCCCATCAAAAGTTATGGAAGAATACGGAGTATTTACAGGACAAGGATATATAAATGGTTTAGCAGCTATTCAAGGGAAATTAGGTCAGCAGGTAAATAAGTTTTCTGAAGAAATACTAGGCATAGGCAAAGTTAAACCCGATTTAGATGATATTGCCTTAAGTGGCGCTTACAATGGTTCTTCAAAGGAAACTTTAAACAGAATAAATAATCTTAGTACAAGTAAGCTACTTAATTTTGAACCTAAAATAACTCTTTATGTAACTGTAGCCGATACTGGAGAGAAAGGTACGCAAAAACTCACAAGTGAAGTAAAAACTATGTCAGGAAATGCATTAAAAGACGCTATGACACAGTTATTTATGAATGATGTTATAAGAGACTGAGACTAGGAGGTGGTTTAATTGGCTGATATATCAAGATTGGATGCCTTTGATATAGAACTGCAATATAGTAATGGAGTTAATACAGGAGGTGTTATAACCAATTATAAGCCGCCTCGTCCTGCTTATTTTCGTAAAGCAGTAAGAACTATATCAGGTTATAGTCAGTTTCAAGATAATATAAAAAGCGATTGTATTGTGGAATTTACTGTAGTTTTTCAGATTAAAGGAGAAACAGATGCAGAGACTCAGGTGAATGCCCAGAAGTATTTAGAATTTGTTAGTAGATACGCAGAAAGATTTATACTAATAAATGAATTTGGCATACCGTATAAAGGGTATTTCCAGAATAAATATGACTTAGATACTTCAATTGAGGGAGATGTATATGGTATAGCTATTGAAATGCTCTGTAACCATGATGTTTCTGGATGGGTGAGTGACGATAATGGACTTTAGTATAGTTGTGTATAGGAAAAAAGGTTATGTGAGCTATGGTACGGAGGATGCCGATAAACTTACCATTAAAAATAGCCTTGTAAATATAAAAACCAATAGGAGTAAAGATACTCAAGTTACAGAATCAACTATTGTTGCGGAATATGAGAAGTTACCCTTAGCATCGTATGAAGGTGGAAATACGGGAATAATTGATAACTTTGCCCGCATTGAAACTTACTTTGGTGCAACAATCCAGTTTACAGGAGTTATAAAGAAATATGAGTATAATGAAACCGACAAGACTATAACTCTAACCTGCCATGATATGTATTATAGGCTTTTAAATGCTACTAATGAAGATATAGTTTATGTCGATACAACTGCGGTAAATGTAATTGCGGATCTTGTAAATAGGGCAGGGCTAAGTTTCTATTATGCAGGTGGAGACAATTATAGTATTTCCAATCTAAAAATAGTAGAGGGGACAGTGTATGCGGATGTTATACAGAGTCTTCTTGAAACAATGCACGCAAGCATTAGATGTAATAAGAGTGGAGTCATTGTTCTTGATGAACAATATCCCGATTATATAGAAGGCGGCGGAGATGCCAACCACTTTGACTGGACTTATAAAGATAATACAAATAACGCTTCTGACATTGCGGGCAGAGATGCTTCTTTGATGCGAAATATATTAAAGATAACTTGTGGCATAAAATCTGGAGATAAAACTCAAACCGTATATGATAAATTTGAAGATCCAAGCATGACAGAATATTTGAATGGTGAGAAATGGTATGAAACTTTGGATAATGCACTTGCCAATACACAAGAAAAAAGAAAAGCCGTAGCAGGTTGGAAGTACCTGGAGTATTGGAGGAAAAGCACGCCCTTAAACATATTGCCAACTGCAGGCAATAAAGATATTGATATAGGTCAAGTAGTTAAATTATTAAGAGATAATACTAATCCAGGGTACTATTTAGTGGTCGGCGTAGATACAGAAGTAAGTGCGGATGGCTATACCGATACATTACAATTAGAAGGTATGAGAGATAAAAATACAATATATGAAATACCGGTATTATTAGCTTCTGGCGTTATAAAGGAGGCAAGTTAATATGTCTAATAAGGGGTTTAAAAATGTAAGAGAACCTATAGTTTATGTTTTAAATCAAGAACTTAGGAAAAGAGACCTCAAAAATAGAGTATCGATAGATACGGGTGATCAACCTTACAATGGAGAACTTGTAGAATATCCTGTAAAGTTTATAAGAGATTCATCCACAAAGAAGGTGATTAAATTCATATATGGAACTGGTTCAGAACAATGGTCAGAAGAACTTATAAGAAATACTGAAGGAAAAGTATACCGGATAAAAACAACTTATCCTGATGGAAGTACAAAGACAATACAAATTAATAAGGGTTCTGATAACTTAGTTGATAACGTAGATTATGTTTAGGGGTGGTCTGATTGAGTTTACCACAATATGTAACAAATTTCGACGAGTTTGTAGATGCAATAAGTAATTATCTTGAAAATGGTGTAAATGTAGATATCGGAAGCATAGTAGTACCAACAAACCAGATGGAAGATTTGCTGTCTCAAATAAAGGATAAAATACAAGGCGTTGACTATAATGCTTTAATAGAAGCATTAAATGCACTGGGAGTTAAATTAGATGGGCTGGCCGGTAACTTAGGAATAAGTGGCACACAGAAAATATATGGAGAAATGCTTCAGATACCAGCAAGTACAGGAGAGTATACCATAGAATTTCCTGTACCTAAGAAAGGCAAGATTACAGGAATAACTACTTCTCAATCTGCGTGGAATTTCCAAGATACATGGGATTTAAAAGTTGGAGAGGATACTTTATTTACTGGTGTCCGCACCAAAGAATATGGAGAAAATAAATTCTTTAATGTGTTTTATCCGGTAACTGCAGGGCAGAAAATAGACTTTGTATTTAACAACGTCAGTAGTTCTTCAAAAATACTGTGGGTGGACTTTAAGATTTTGGAGGATTCGTAAAGATGGGTTTACCTAGATATGTTATAAACTTTGACGAATTGACAGATGAACTTAGAAGAGATTTAATCCAGATTATAGATGATGCAATGAAGGATAAATACCCACAATTGGACATACAGGAGATTAAAGCGCTTTTGAGTGAAATAGAAGACTTGCTACCAGATGAAAAGTATAGGGGACTAAGGAACAGAATAGAACAATTTATAATGTATAAATATGATGGTACCCAAAAAGTCCAGGGAGCTTTAATTGATATTCCTGCAATTATAAGTGATTATAAGCAGGATTTTGTTTTTGATAAGGATATATTTTTAACAGGATTGCACTTCAACCAAACCGGATGGAAAAAGAATGATAGATACAGTTTGATTATAGATAAAGAAAAAATAATAGATGGTGCCACTACCAAGGAAATAGGGGAGCATAAATACTTTAACACTTACTATAAAGTAAATGCCAATACTCCTGTTTCTTTTATTTTGCATAATAATAGTGGCAACAGCAGACAAACTTTAGTTGATCTAGAATACCTGGAAGGGCAGGAAACTACAATAAACCCTTCACCACCAGATCCGGATATAAATGATATACCAAATGATTGGGATATAGCAGTCCGTATGCAGTGGGAGGAAAGCTCACCTTGTGACATGGATTTACATGGGTTTATGGGAGACATGCATGTGGCTTTTTGGAATAGAACATATGATGGATTTTATTTAAATTGGGATTACCAAGAACATATAAGCAATGATAATCCTGAAATAATATCAGTCAGAGGGCATTACAACAGGGTTTTAAGGATATATATACATGACTATAATTTAGTGCCTTTGAAGAAGCCTGTAAATATAAAAATATATGAGAAGAGATCCTATGGTGTAGTACTTTTAAAAGAATATGATATTGAAGTCGAAAACAAAAGTCCTCTGGGCTATGGAGTATGCAGTATAGACTTAAAAACTAAGAAAATAACAGATATATTTACCAGAAAGAATATATTTGAATAGGAGGTAGTTACATGGCAGTGACAGAAGATTTTTATTACGTGGAGGGTAACACCAGTGTAAAGAATTTGGTTAAGACCCTTGTTACTGAAATAACCCAAAATGCCGGAATTTATAAATGGGATTTAGTAGTTCCAGATAGTATAGATAAAATAGGACTTACTACACAGCAACAAATAGATTTAATAACAGACGGAAGTTTAGCTGACGGTATACAAACTGTATTTACAGTAGATAGGCCTGATGATACCTGCATATTAAAAACTACTACAAGTTATGGAAAAACTTTTTATGTAAAGATATGGAGGGATATAAAAGATACCTCTGTAGAAGAATTTCAGGCTTTAAAGAAATTTAAAAGTTTGCACTCTACTGCTACGGGAGGTACTAGAACTGATGCACAAGTTTTGGGAATAATGGCGGGTAAAATTGCAATAAGTGGAGAATATCACGATCCGTCAGAGTATAATAACTACGTTAGTGCCATGAAGGGAGAGCTGTCTTTAAACTGTATAAAAATAAAAATAGCCAGAGAACTTAATGCAGATGGCACTGATATAGATATATCAACTGAAATACAGCAAAGATATAATCATAGGTTAGCTTGGTATAAGACTTTATCTCCAGAAATAAAAGATTTTCTACCAGTACAATATTGGTTAAATGTTACAAAGGATTCTATAAATCTAGTATTGAGAGGAGATCCTTCTGCAGATGTTGCTCCATATAATAATTATTTGACCAGCTATGCTTATCTAGGATGCTTAAAACCAGTAGAGGACAGTGCCTATACAGATGATGAGTATAATTTTGGAATAACGACCGGCTCTGATATTGAACCCGATTATGTAACTTATTATGGAGTTAGAACAGCCACAGGAGTAACAGATGTTTGCATGATAGCAAACAAAGTAGGGATGCCATATCAACCCCATTATCCGGCTTTCTATACAACTAATCCGTTTATGGATAAGTGTAATGTGGAAGGAAGCAGGTGGGACCATAAGAAACATCAATTCAGTGATATTACAGTAGTTCATCCTGTGGATATGGAAAGGGGAAAAATGATTAATGTACTTGTAGGAGATGCTTCAAGCATTTATGATGCAGACAAACTGGTATATCTAAAGGACACGGATCAGGAGGAGAGTTATAAAAAATTTAAAATTACAGCACCTTTCAGTTTTTTAAACAATAGTGCAAATATAAATTATTGTCTTGCCATCAGGTGTTATAAATCCTCTGAATAGGTCTGAATAAGTAGGTGGTATAAATGCCCTTGCACGGAATTCCCTTGTGTAGTTTTAATTATGTAAATAATATTTGCTCTGGAGCTCCATTTAAATATAACACTTATGGGCAAATAACAAAACCCGAGGTAATTACATTGTCTTTGACATCTTTGACAAATTCTAAAGAAATTGATAAGAAATTTAGAAAAGAACTGTTTAGAAATAATTCTAATTCTAACATATTTAAATATGTAAATAGTTCTTTTCTAATTAAGAAGAACTATGAAATTTATGATAGAAAGTACACAAAAGAACTTGTAAACAAGTGTAAAAAAGTAACTATAGTTAAAAGAAATAAATTCCTTAAAGGGGATAATACCGCAATAAATATAGAACGATACAGAGCCTTAAGATCAATAAATAAAGAACTAAATATATTGTCTGATACCTATCTAAAAACAAATGAACCTGATTTTATTAAAAGCAAGGAAGTAATACTTAGTAGAGAGGATACTTTTATGTTTTTAAATATAGATCACAAAATTTTAAAAAATGAAAAGTATATCCCTTTGAACTGTGAAAAAGCTAAAAGCATGGAAGGTATAAATAAGGAATTAATCATAAGAAGTGGTATAAATTTATCAAGATACTGGCAAGATGGAATTTATAAAAATAATAGAATATGGATGTTTTCAATTTGTGAGCAGTTAATGTCTGTAAATTTCTATGATTATTTTAATCTTGAAAGGCTAGGCCACGAACTTTGTATAGAAGATGTTAAATTAACAACACCTTTCCGTATGTATGATATTAATAAATTTAAATTAAAAACCTTAAAGAGGATTGCTCAAAAGGATTTAAGTATGTCAAATGTAAATATTGGGCTTAAAAGAGCTTTTCAGAAAGAGTTTCTTAGAAGCTGTATTGTAGGTATGTTTAGTAGAATAGGTCTAAGAGATATTAATTTTAATGTGGCAGATAAAAAATTAAATAAAAGAATCAATATTAAAAATATAAATAAAGTAGAAACATATAAAGGTATCCATAGAATAATTAAGTATCGCATAATAAAATCCTTATACAATAGATCTCTACGTGAATACTCCTATAAAGATATAAATAAAATTTACAGCCATCTGTACTTAAAGAAAATAGTTTTTAAATCTATAGTTAAACATTTTAACAGCAAATTTTTAAATAGGAGAAGTGAGAAAAATATTTATTCTAAGAGTTATATAGGGATATTAAAAGAGATAAAAATGGATGTATTTAAACTTACCTATAGGGGATTAGATAAAATAAGGATATGGAATATTTATAACAGACCAGTAGAAAAGATTATAGATGATGTAAGCAACATAGAAGTAATCAAAGCTTATTACTATTATATAAGAAATGAATTGAAAAATGAATTATATAAAGAGAAGAATTCTAAATATATAGAAGTTATTAAAAGATGGTGGTGGCTGAACCCCACAGAGCCAAAAGACAGCATAATTATTCCTAACAAAGATTTCAAGTATAACCAGGAGCTTTTAAATAATCCGGAATATGAGTACCTTAGATTCGCCAACCATCCTATAGATTGGGGAAATGCTTGGGGGCTAGATTACAACATTCCTGCCTATGCTGTAAGCGTTGAAATAATGCTGGACTTACTAAATATCTTGATTATGGCATGGCACGATAATGTACAAGGGTGGATGTGTAGTACAGGTAAGGAATCCATGCAGTTTATTATGGAGCTTATCTATGACTGGTATACTTTAGAGACTTCAATGCCTAATCCAGATTATTATAGGGCCTACAGATGGATTAGATGGGAAGCAGAAAAAGTATACTTTTTAAATTTGGATACTGGATTGCAGGCCGTAGGGACACTTATAGCGAATCTTATAGGATATTTAAAAAATCATGAATTTAATTTAGTTCCACTTTGGAGAAATCCAAAGGCCATGGATATAGAAAGAAATTTTAATAAGGTTGCTCAAAATGGTGATTTAATGAAAGTCTTAGATAAGATAAAGGGTGAAAGGTATTATTATATAGAGACCCAGAATGTAGAAAAGAAAAATATTTTTGGAGGTGAGTAGTATGGCTAGTGATAGTAAAATAGATTTTAAATCCCCTAGACAAAAGGAATGGGGAATTATTAAAAATAATTCATTGGCTGAACTTAATTACGGAGGAGCTATAGATGATGAAGGGGATCCTATAAAGGCCTATTCAACAAACTGTTACCAGCATGTGTTAGACCAGGTACATGATCTGTTAGCAAGTGGGACAGGTATGGCAAATATACAAGTCGTAGAATTTGTTCCATATGATTATACAATGCAGCCTGTTGTATAGGAGTTGATTTTAAATGAAACTTATAAAAGTTAGAGATGGATTATTGGAGGTTGAGAATTTTTTCTTGACCTCTTCTTTTGGTGATTTTGCTGGAAGTGCAAATGTAATCAGAGACATTAGTACCGGAAAGGTAAAGTTAATTAGCAACAATAAGATTGAAAGAAATTTTACTTTTGGTGAATTTGTTATAGAACTCGAAAAAGAAAATTTTAGTTTTATGGGACAGGATGATTACTGTATTTTATATCTAGGGAATGATGATTACGCTTTTGGAATTAAGGATGATAAATTAGACGAACAACATAAGTTCTGGAAAATACTAAAACAGGATAACTATATCCAGGCATATGTGAGTGATGATGGAATCAACTATAACAATATAGGTGGTATGAATTTTGCAGAGGATATCACAAAACAAGGATTTGAAAAGTACAGCAATGAAGATTTTATATTGAATAATTATAAAGTGTATGGTAGTCCTTATGTAATAGTACAAAACTTCCCTGAAAATACTGTTTGTGAACTGTATGATTCAGACAACAATTTACTTAAAACCAGAGTTTTTGATAGCAATATGGAGTGTAAGGTATTTTTAGATTCCAATATTAAAGGGCATTTTGTTTTCAAAGATACTGATAGTAATGAACTATACAGATCTGACTTACTGGATTTGAAATATGGAGATGTATATGTATTTAGCCAGTACGAGCTTGAAATAATCTATAATGGAGTAGTTGTTACAAATACAAGTCCTGGTATACTGAAAGATTTGGATGAAAGTGTAACTATTAAAAATGTAGATACTGTAGATTATACCGGATTAAATATTTCAATAGAAACTGCAAGCAATGACCTAATTCAATTAAGTTTAGATGGTGCAACATATTCTGACACCATAACTTTGGATTTAGTACAGGGACAGAGCAAAGATATATTTGTAAAGATAACTAAAAATATAGATAATCATAATTTCTCTGTAAGAGATTTTCAGCTTGTAATAAGTGAGTAGGTGAACGTATGAGTGAATTTTTTAGTGTAACTTTAAATAAAGATGTTGTGCTGGATGATAGTGTAATTGGAATAGATACTGGATGGAGTTCATATTACATAAACCAAAAAATATCAGAATTAAATGAGAAAATAAAAAACAAAGAACTAACTATAGAAACATTAAATAAAACTTTTTCTAACATAATATTTACTACAATTGCTGATTTAAATTCCATAAATGGTACTATATTAAATTCTATTATAGATATTACTAATACATCCTTCATTAAAAATTTATCTTTTCAAATTATGGCAGAAGGAATAATCCTTTACGGTGGAGTAATTCCACCTCAAAGAACTATTTCATTTGATACCCAAAGAGATAATCTAATTATTAAGGTAAATGGAGATGGAACAATTAATATGATAACTAAAGTATTGAAAGAGGTGTAATAAAAATGAATATTTTTATTGATTTTGGAGCAAAGACTGTTACAGGAGGTGGTATAGGTAATTTGGCTACATCATATTCTTATGCTACGTCAATTCCACATTTTTTTGAAACAGATGATGCAATTTATTTAGATGGCATTCCTTGTGATAAGTATACACTTTCACCTATAACATGTTACAAAGATAAAATTAGAGCATACATGGGTAATATAGCTTTTATAACTTCTCCGTTTACTTCTACTAGATATTTTAATAGAAGTATAGGAGATCCTAATAAATTTCCATATAGGATGCCATATCTTCCTGTAAATACATTATTTAAAAATAATGCTAGGTTAAGTAATGGAGATGAAGTTATAATAACTCCAACTCATGTTTATAGTAATGCAAATAAAAGTAGTTTTGTTATAACAATTAATAAAACTACAAATAAAATTAATTGGTTAAATTCTACAGATGTTTGTAATTTTAAATCAGGAATTATAGTATTAGATGATGATAGGTTTATAACAAATAGAGTAGGATATGGTGCTGCTATTAATAGAGATACTGTAGGCAATGAAGAAAGTATCTTAAGATATATCAATAGAACTAATAATACTATTTCCAATATAACCTTGTCATCATTAGGGTATATACATAATATAATAGGAAGAACTACTGAAGGAGATTTAATTGTACTTCATTCTATACAAACAGGATCACCTAATGTGAATGGCCCAAGTGGAATCGCAATTGTATTTGCTGTATCTAAAATCTCTAAAATAGATTTAACGATAACCAATTTACTTACAATACCAATAACTAACTCAGGAAATAATTATATAACAGGATCTGATCTTCATTTTGAACCAGCTCTTTCTTTAGACAATAAAAATATTTATTATGTAGATGGAACCGTTGAAAATATTATTTATAGAGGAGCTAAATATACTATAGGTAAATGCGAAATAGATTTAGATACTGGCACAGTAGTACAAGTACCAATTACAGTGGATTTAAATGGATTAGTAGATGGATTATATCATATTCCAGAAGTATTTAGTTCTTCAACAAAATCTACTAGAAATACAAATATCATATTGAATTATTTAGAATTTGGAAGTAAAAAGTATTTAGTTGCTACAAATACATCCAATGCTTCGGCTAATACTAATATTACTGCAACTCCAGCTAATTATACTTCTTATTGTTTTATGTATCTATTTGAAATCAATGGAGATGCACTTAAGTTAGTAGATTACAAACCGGGATTAGGTGGTAGTGCAGATATTCCACAAGCTGTTTTCCCTTTAAATAATGGTAAAAACTTATTGGTTATTAGACAAAACGGATTAGATGTAGTTACAGTAGATACAACAACATCAAAATTTATTATACAGGATACTATAAGTGAAACAATATATTCTTGCGGAATAGATGAATTAGAAAGAATATGGTATGTAACAAGTTTAGATGGTTTAGTTAATGATGCAAAATTAAAAGTATTTTCTGTGGGAGCAATAATCACAGTTAATACAGATTTTGAAAATCCTAATCTTACTTATGCAGAAGAGGACATGGATTCCAATATAATAGTATCTACTAGAAACAATGAAGGAAATCGTGTAATAACCAATTTACAACTATTATTAGAAGGGAATGCAGTTTTTAGTGATACAAACTCTAAAACAATAAATATAACAACAAGTCAAGATGTAGATATATCAGTACCTATTAAAATTCAAGGAGATGGAATGATTTCCATATATACTAACATAGTTCCATCTTAAAAGTAGGGAAGTGATAAATTATGGCTAATATTACACTAGAAGATTATGTGAACACATATAGAAATAAAATTGGTGGGTTCAGGGTATCGTCTACGAATACAAATATAATGAATATTAATAGAAATAAAATAATACAAAATCCTGATAGTAATAAATTGAGTTTTTTACAAACGAGTTTTAGAAGCAATATTAATAGATTAAAAATAGTAAGAAATGATATTATATATGGAGAACAAACTGATCCAGTAATTAATATAGTGTCATTAAATATTAAAAGTAATATTACAGAAGATTTTATTCCAGTTAATTTTCATAATGGCTTGTATGTAACATGGAAAAATATGATGCTAGTAGATACTCTTTATAGTAAAAGTGTTATTGATTTGGATATATCAGACATTGTTTTTCCTCCAGTTCCAACAAAAGGAGGCGGCATAACAGATATAGAGCTAGATCTAATTTCAGGGAAATATTATAAGATTATATTGAGAAATTCTGATAATATAGGAATATCTTCTATAGAAAATTTACCGGCCAGTTTAAATTTTAACTCTGACATAAATTCTATAGAAGGTGTAGTATTCTTAATAGGCACTACCATAACAAATATTACCCTTTCAGATCAAACAGAAGTAAAATTAACTTTTAATGTAGTGCCAGCTAGTTTAAATAATGGTATTTAGGAGATGTGAACATGAATTATAAAATATTAAATAGTGAAAATAATTTAAGAGTTGAAGGATATAATGAGGATGGAACTATAGGATATATACAGCCATTTAATTCATTTACAGGGAAAGAATTTTCTTCAATTGAAGAATGCAAATCTTATTGTGAATCGTTGGGATATAATATTGTAGAAGAAAATAATACGGCAAAATAGGAGCTAGGGATAGCTTTTTTATTTTGCTTTGAAATACTTATAGAAAGGAGTGAGAACATGGGAAAAAAGGCAAACATAATTGAAACAGGAGCAGTTGAGGTTAAAGTCACAGCGAACTGGGGAACTGGAGAAGCAATCCAAATGAATGATGATGCTGAACCAATAAAGAGAATATAAGGAGTTTTAGAAGGTCTAAGGCTTTTTTTAATGCTTAAAAATACTTACAAGGAGGTAAGACATGACAGCAACAATAATAAGTATAACAATATCTGCCATAGCAGTAATAACAGCAGTGATAGGGCTATTAAGACTATACAGTAGAGATGGGAGGGGAGCTGTAAAAGATTTATCCAGAATAGAAACAAAAGTGGATTCTGTAGGAGATAACATAAAGGAAATAAGGGATGATGTGAAGGCACAGGGGATAAGGCAAATAGATTTTGGTGAAAGACTTGTTGCAGTTGAGGAAAGCACAAAATCGGCACACCACAGAATTGATGGACTGGAGGAAAAAAATAAATAGGAGGAAAAATATATGATTAAAGGAGTAGATATAAGTAATTTAAATGGCTCGATTAGTATAGATTCAATTAAAAATGCTGGCCACAATTTTTTAATAGCCAAGGCCACAGAGGGAAGTACCTTTATAGATAAATTTTATAATGCTAATATTGCTAAAGCTAAAGCTCTGGGACTTTTAACCGGGGCTTATCATTTTGCCAGATTTACAACCATAGCTAAGGCCATCCAGGAGGCAAATTTTTTTAAACAGATTGCTACAGGTGCCAGTCCTGATTTTGTAGTATTAGATTTTGAACAACAGTGTTCAGGAGATATGACAGATGCATGTCTGGCTTTCTTAGAAATAGTAGCCACTATAGCACCAGCACTTATTTATTGTAATCCAAGCTATATAAAGGCGTATTTAAATAGTAGTATAACAAAGTATCCTTTATGGGTAGCTCATTATGGAGTAAGCAGTCCAAGTACTGTATTATGGCCTGATTATGCTATATGGCAGTATACAGAAAAAGGGCAGGTACCAGGAATAAGTGGCTACCTTGACTTAAACTATATGACAGAATCTTTTTATAATAGCATTTCTACAGGTGAACCAGTAAAACCAAACCCACTTGTAGAGCAAATTAAAGCACTCCAATATAACTTGAACATTGATTATAATGCAGGGTTAGTTATAGATGGAATAGCAGGTCCGGCTACTATGGCAGCACTTAAGGGAATTCAGGATATCATTGTAAAAGGCCATAAGTCTCATGTAGTCCTATGGATTCAACAGAAACTAGAACAATATGGATATCTAAAAGAAAATTCCTATACTTCAATGTTATATGACGAACCAACTTTCCAAGCTGTAACAGAACTCCAGAAGAACTGGGAAAGACCGACTGATGGAGTGTTAAGGATGGAGACTTGGAGTATATTTCTGAATAACTAGGGAGCTTAAAAGGCTCTCTTTTTAAAATAATTTTTATATTTTATTGCCTATAAATAAAAGTCTGCATATTTATTAGATAAGAAACTAATGGAGGAATGATAAACAATGGCTAAGTATATAAAGAAACCTGTTGTAATTGAAGCTAAAAAATATAATGGGCATAATATAAATTCTATTGATGAGTTTATAGGAAATGGCAGGGGATATCAATATAAAAAAGGTGTTTTATATATTAATACGCTAGAAGGAAGAATGAAAGCTAGTATAGGCGATTATATTATAAAGGGCATAAATGGAGAATTCTATCCATGTAAGCCTAATATATTTGAAAAGACCTATGAGAAAGTAGATGAATAAAAAAGGGAGCTTAAAAGGCTCCTTTTTAAATTATAAAGATTACGGAGGAATGTAAAATGGATTATGAAAAGTTTTTAAAGGATGTAAAAGAAGGTAATGCAGAAGATGTAAAAAAAGATGTAGAAGAATTGCAGGAAAACTTAAAAGAGTTAGATACTATTGGAAAGCTAGTTGATTACCTGAAAACGCTAGATCCAAATAAAAAAGTTCTGATTGGGGGCAATTGTATGCCTATTATTTTAAGACTCTGTGACATCAGAGAAAAGGACAATAAAGTTTATCTAGGGTAGTATTTAAATTCTCATTCTATCTTTTCTCTGATGGAGTGAGAATTTTCTTATATAAGGCTAGTAAAATAGCCATTTTTTAAATTATCAAAGTATAAAAATTATGGAGGAATGAGAAAATGAAAGAACAAATATTAAGCATGGGAGTACAGTTTATTATAGGTGTGTTTGGAATTATAGGAACCTTTGTACTCAAGAAGGTTGCAGATGCAGTAGAGGTTCAGAAACAGGCTCTTGCAGCTAAGAAAGATGCATATAATTACAATCGTGCTCTTAATATTGGAAATGGATTGTACTATGCTTTAGAAGATGAATTTAAAGATTTAGCTAAAGCAGGGGAACAGAAAAAGGCTGAAATGGAGAAAAGGCTGCTTGAAATAATACCAGGGCTTACACAGAATGAATTGGATGCTATAAATAAAGAGGTTTGTAATGGGGTTACAAAGATAGGGACAGAGGTTTTGACACCTATTGAGGTGAAGGAACAGAATTAATTTTAGTGGTCTTAACAGGCCACTATATTTTTTTTGCTTATAGCTTATTTACGCATATTGTAAAATAATATATTTTATACTTATAAGGGTAATTATCCTTATTTATTTTTTACAATCAATACAATTTAATAAAAGCTCCGGTATTTGCCAGAGCTTTTATAGATTAAAACATATTGAAACGATATTAAAGAGATAACATAGTAGTTTTGTAAGCATTAATTATTATATCCAAATTTAATAAATTCAAAACAAAAGAAAGCTTTATGCCTTGAAACCATTTACATGTATTATAAAATCATATATCATATATTTATAAGGTTAACCCCCTTAATTAATTTTT